CTCTTCTGTGCTATCCCATATAGATGTTTCTAGATCAATTACTTTAATCAAACTCCGATCCAGCATTTCGGCATTGAAACGGTTGTGCGTTACTACAACTGTTAAATCAATTTCTTTCTCTAAGAGAGCAAAAATATAATTCATTGCAGTATCAGGCGGGTTTACTAATAATAGGTCCATGTTTATCTCTCAAAATGTGTTGCCAGTAATGCACCAACAAATCGAGTTACTCTAGATTTAATCAACTCGCTATTCATCATTACTTCAAAATCAACAATACGATCTAGGTATTGTTCAAGTTGTTTTATTGCTAAAACTTCTTTGCTAGTTTTAATATCGGTCAAATCTTCTTTCTTAAAAATAATTTCTGTGCCATCATTAAGATAAACTTTAATCCAATCTATGTATTCAACAGGAACTTCTTCAACACGAATATCTTTAAGCATGTTCTCAAAACTTCTGTCCTTCTTTCGAATACTCATTATCTACTCCAAAAAGATTTAATACGATCAAGTATGCGTGTATTTAAACCACTTGTACTTTTGCTGGCCGCCCTCGGCCTCGCTTTACCTCTTCTACTGCTACCTGTCCTTTTGGGTCAAGTTTCTCTGCCTCCTCTAAAAGCTTGCGAGCTTCGGCTTGAAATGTCATAGCTTGCGAACGAAACTTTGATGCAAGTGCCGCATCATCTAGTACACCAGGTGCCGACGGCGATGATGTATTTGCAATATCTGCTGATCTAGTACCACTTGCGGCGCTGGTATTTGCAATGCCCTTTAGTTGTTTGTTTAACTCAACCAAGTTAATTTCAACGCCAGGCGAAGGAACCATTAAAATACTTTTTGTAGGAACTTTAACCATCCATCCTTTTTGATGTACGGTGTTTAACATATTGGTACCGTCATGAAATGATTGTCGAAACAGAAACTCACTTGGATCCATCGAACTCTGACAAGGATTACTTTCGATTGCTTTTATTAAATCATCATGATGATTTGTTGGCAATGATTCAGTTAGGATTACCAATGCCGATTCAGGCTCGCCTGGTACCTCTCTAAAAACAACAACTACTTTTTTGCCGTTAATATTAACACCGACGTGTTTGATAAATTGTGCCATTGGTAACCTCCTTAATTATTCAGCTGAAGTAGCAGTTTCGGTAACTTCTACGCCAGTGGGTGCGCCTTCGGTTGAAGCTGGTGCCTCTTCTTCTTTTGGTGCATTGGCTTCTAGAAACTTGGCCAATTTGTTATAGGTTGAACCAATGACTTCCATCTCTTGTGCGCGATATGCACCACGCTGTGCGCCAAGTTCAATTGAACCAGCAAGCACTCTTAAATCTTGTAATGTTAACCCTACCACTGCGGCTGGCGCTTCAGTTGCCGGTGCTTCATTTACTACTGTATCTTGTTCCATTTAAAATCTCCTAGGTTAGAACGGAATTTGTCCTTAGATACTTATAGCATTGGAGAACCGGATGTTAGACCAAAAAAAAACGCACCGTAGTGCGTTTTAACAAGTGTAGTAAAATTAATTCCGTTTTCTTCCTGGTGGAACATAATTGGCAGTGATACCAAACGGTGCTGTAATTTCGTTGCTTCCGTGTACAACAAACAGCGTGTCGCAGTAGTCTGGGTCGCCCCAAGTGCCAAACGGGTAGCCGTCTGTGAACATTACAAGTTGATGCGGGTTAACATCGTTATCTTTCATCCATTGCCATACACAAGCAAAGTCTGTTCCGCCGCCACCGGTAACTTGATATTCACCCATGCTACGACCGTCATCACCGGTAAATGTATCTTCGTGGTATACATCTGTATCAAATGTAACTATCCGTACCTTGTAAGAAGTAAACTGATCCAAGCTACCTTGCACCATGCCCAGGAAGTCCATCAACATGCCTTCATCAATGGAACCAGATGCATCTAATGCCACTACAATGTCAAGCTCTTCACCAGGTAATTGTCCAGGCAATACTGCACCGGTGTGCCAGCCCTTGCGGTTTGGACGCATCCATGTGTAGTCGCTTTTAACAGAGCCACTAAATTGAATACGCAACAAGTCCTTCAAATCCATTACAGGAGCAGTAACATCTTTAACCAGACGCTGGATAGCGGCAGGAGTATTGCCTGCGCCTGCTTGCTTGGCGGCCTGTATCACAGCTTCACGCCATTCATCGCGCAGGGCTTTCTTTTCTTCTTCTGACAGTTTCTTAAACTTGGGCCTGCCTTTGCCGTCTTTGCCAGGCCCGTTACCTTCGCCTTCGCCATCGCCATCACCTTCCATGTCCAAGTGGTCGTCTAAGGTAACTTGAATTTTTACAGCATTGTCAAACAAGTCGTCATAGACTTCGTCGGCAGTTTTGCCTTCGTACTTGCGATCTGCCAAGATGGAAACGGCTGTAATTGGAGTGCCAACGCTTTCACGGATCAGCATGTTGTTGATAACATAGTCACCTGCCATGTTCCAAATTTGTGGCACACGGTCGCCACGGCGTGTCATGTGCTCAAAGATGATATGTCCAAGTTCGTGGCCAAAGCCAAAAATCATTTCACCATCGCTGAGCTTGTCAACGAATGCCTTGTTGTAGTAAAATTTACGACCGTCTGTTGCAATAGTATTGCACCATTCAACTTCTTCTAGAATAAGACGTGCCGCAAGAGGACCCCAGAACGGATACTTTAACAGCATAGCAACACGGCTCTTAATTAGTTTGTCTCTAGCAATCATCTTTGACATTTTGGTGGCTCCAACTTGTTTGTATATGTATGTATTATACTATGTATCCTGATTCAGGTCAACCGTTTTTTCTACTTTATTTTGTGGTCCTGAAATATCCCAAATCATTGCTACTTGTGGTTCTCTAAACCAGACGTATTGCTTTGGTACAAAGTCCCAATCTAATCGCTTTAATCCCTGTTCCCTGGCCCATCTGGTAACTTCATTAATTGTGGCTCCTTTGGGGTAAGGTCGGACGGACCAACTCTTCCTTTGTTCGCGGAGCCACTCGCTAACATCAGATGGGGTAGGGGGCTGATCCGTCCAAACTTGGCGGGCTTCTGAGCCGTACATTATTTCAAGTACGGCCCAGTTCCTTTGTCGTTTACTCGTCTGTGAGTAAGTTGGCATAGCGTTTGAAGAACTCGGGGAAGTTGGTCATCTTCTTACGATCAAACACTACCTTGTAGGACTTCAATACAGTATGAGCTCCCATGATAACCATCTCTGGTTCAAAGTTACTCATCATAAAACCTAGCCAGTTATCTGCACTCTTGTTGAACTCGTCCAACTTGCCGCTCCGCTTGCCGGATTCGTATCGTGTACGAAGTTCGTAGCTCAAGCTGGTAACCATTGCATAAGCGGCACTTACCTCTTTGCTCTTGAAAGTGGTAACTTTGCCTGACAGCACATCTTCTGGCGCTGGCAAGTCTGCGGCATGTTTACGATGGCTCATAAACTTAATTGCCATACCTTCACCTACTAGGCCAGATACCATGTCTGTGTTGGCGCTGTCTGGCATGTCGTCATCAATCATGTCGCTTACAAAACTCCATGTACGAGGAGTAGCAAAGGCACGGTCGTGTTGCGTAGGATCAAAGTTGTATAAGTCGCCTTTGAACTGCTTCAAGAAGCCAACCACATGCGGATGGACTTCATGCATGATGGCCCATTGTTCCCAGTCTTCAAAGTCCACACGGATTTCCAAGTGCATGAAGCGGTTGGCCAGTGGGCTAGGCATACGATAGGTGACACCTTTATCACCCATTCGGTTGCCTGCGGCAATTAGTACAACATTGTCTGGCAGTTTATACTGTCCAACTTTGCGGTTAAGGATAAGCTGATAGGCCGCGGCCTGTACAGCAGGAGGAGCAGAGTTAAGCTCGTCCAAGAACAAGAATACAATGTCGTATTCTTTTGCAAATTCCTCGGTAGGTAATTCTGAAGGGGTAGCCCACTTCATAGTATTGTCACCTGCACTATAATAAGGGACACCCTTAATATCTGTAGGATCCATTAGGGCCATACGCAAGTCCACGACTGCGGAATTGGGCCATTCTGCGGCAACCTGGTTTACCATGTCACTTTTGCCTACGCCCGGAGGGCCCCAGACAAAGACTGGTCGACGCTTTTGTACTGCTCGGCGCAGGATAGGTTTGCACTCGCTAATCTTAACGGTGCGGGTTTCTACTTGATTTCCCATTTGGTGGCTCCTACTAGGGGTTGTTAATTAATAAAATAATTATAGCAAACACAGGGGTTGTTGTCAACCCCTGTTGTTATCACGCAACTGCTTCTGCAGAAACTGCAGGGCTAACTTGAGCAACAAACTCAGAAGCATCAATGGCTTCTTTTGTCATTGCAAAAGGCAACTCGACAAACTTGACATCTGTGCAACCTGCACGGACTAGAGTACGAGTACGGCGCTTGTCGTTTGTGTAACGAACTGCACCTTTGCCGTTTTTGCTAACAGCATATCCAACATGGGTAAAAGTCTCACCGTTGGTAACTGCTTCAATTGCGGCAGTGACAACAGCAGGCGCAATTGGAGCAGTAGCAACAGATGCCATGGACTTGGCCCGGGCACGAGCTTCACGCTTACGGATTGCGGTAGGTGTTTGCGAAAGAACTTTAGACATAAAAATACTCCTGTGTGTGTTTAAAAACATTGCGGAACTGTTCCGCAATATGTATACTATACTACAGACCCAGATCCTTGTCAACCTCTTTTTGGTTCTTAGCACCTCTTTTGTAGACTTTTTTGCTTTCCACAACTTTGGCCCTAAAAGGACTGTCAGCATGGTACAGCTCAATAGCTCTACGCTTTGGCGCTTTAAACTTTAAAGTAAGGATTGTCCGTTTCATAGTGTTACTATTATATGGCAACTAGAGCCAAGAGTCAACCTGTTTTTTGACTATTTTTGTTGTATTTTTACAACAACTTATTGCTTAATTTTTAAGCAGAAACAGCGTTTTTGCCTGCTTTAATATGGAACTCATACGCACAAAGTTAGTACTCACTAACTCTAACAGCTCATCTGCAGGATTGGATGAGGTACTGGCCATGCCAAATGCAATTTCTCCCATGTCAGCAAAGTATTTAGGATTAGGCCATCTTGGTTGCTTGATACCCCACCCATCAATGAACAAGCATTCTTCTCCAATCTCTCGCATGATTGGTTTTCGCTTGATACCTGGCAGGGACTGTGCGCTTAGAATTTTAATGGCAATTGGTTCGTTCCAAATATCAGTGCGTTCCATTGTGCGGGCAATGGTGTGAACTAAAAATGCCTCTACATCAGGCTCTAAAAAAGTCTGACTAGCACCCTGGGCTTCTACAACAATTTCCCACCCGGCTCTAACATATGGTTGCCAATTTTGCATGTTGATATTTATAGGATGCAGAGAAGTTACCGACGCTAACCTTTGCCTTGTGCTTTTCGACTCAGCCCATCTAACCATAATATGATATCTTCATTGACCAATCGAATTTCCATTGCATCCTGTTCGCCGAATATACGAAAGTAACCGGCTCCGTGATAGTATGGCCAATCCAGATGTCGCTCTAGGCCTATTAGGTGACCAGGCTTGGGACTCCAACCAACAGGACATTGATAAGACCAATACCTAAAATGAGGTCGCATCAGTTCCCAACCAAAGCTGGTTAAACGAAGACCTTTTTGACGGCCTGGTTGATAATTTTTAAACACCGTGTAAGGCGTTATCTTAGTGCTTGCCCAAATGTGCGGAACAGGGTACTGAGCCAGATACTCAGTGATCTTTAAAGGAATTTCCTTGCTCATTGATACGGCGTCCTTGTTTTAATTCAACGACTGAAAAATCTTCAACTTTGAACATTTTATTTAAACGATCAGCAAGGTTAAAAGCATGTCCTGGATTAGAGAAACTGACTTTTTTGTATTTAGGGCCTGGATAACTTACTAGGCTGTTTAGTGTACGAAGATTGATGGGTTTATCTTTGTAGAATACAGCATAGATGGCGTCAGCCGCGAGCACTTCTTCGCTTTTGTATGTGCGAGGGTTAGTATTGGTAAGGAGAATGGTTGGCTTGGGTCTGGACATGCAGTTATTTATCAAAACAGCATATTTAATGACTGGATAAACTACTACTTAAATGAATGTTTTGGCTTTAAACGATTTTAGATTTTTACCAGTTAGTACCACACAACTCAAGCTGGTTTTGCTTTCGTCTGCTGTCATTCCTGATGCTACTATGGTCCAATTTCCGGTAGTTCTGCTGGCCCATATAGTCATCAACAACTCTATCGAGTCAACTTCACCGGTAATGACCAATTCTTCGCCTACGCTGGCCAAACTGCCTATTACTTCTTCACTGGTGGCACAAGTCCATGGAACATTGGTTTGAAATACCGCGGCCAACACTGGCAAGCACTTTAATACTAGATATAGTACCAGTGCAATTACGGCAAATTTAGTTATAACCGGCCGCCAGCCAGTCAGTGTGTTGTTGAGCATTATCCGAAGCCTTCTGTAAACCATACTTACCACAGAACTTCATAAAATGCGGCCCCACGCTAGGATATTTTTCTCGTTGCACAGCTTCGGCAATGCCTTGATCCAATATTGCCTTGATGTTGTCGGGTTGTGCTGTTAGGTCAATAATGGCTCGGTTGCGTTCGTAATCATCTCTAACCACATGTTCGATTTCTTCATGGTCGGTCCAACGCTGAAGCATGAGATTGTTCCACATGAAGCCTTTGTTATGACGATCAGCAAAGGCTTCCAGTAGGCCCACTTTGTTTTTACTACCTTTGGTACGCACTCCAGGAAACGCACTGAAGATGTTGTCGCTGGTATCGCCACGCATACATTTCTCAAACAGCAACCATTCTGGATCAGGAGCAGGCTTTACTTCCTTTGTCTTTTTATCAACAATGGTTTTACCCTTGTCATCAAAGTAACCTTCGTGCGTGGTCAGCACTCCAGCAATGCCATTGTATAACTGAACATTGGGAGCTACCAATTGTTCAAAGTCGCCATCGCTTGAAACAATAGTATGGTTGTCACTGGGATGCAGTTGTATCCAGCGAGCAATAAAATCATCAGCTTCGCATACAGGATTACGCAATACTGTTACATTGGTACGAGTGCTAATGTATTCATAAAACTTATCAAAGCTTTCCCAGAACAGCTTTTCTTCCTCAGCTTCTTTGACTGTGTGTTTAGCACGGGCATCTGAACGCTGAGCCTTATAAGGTTTATAAACATCCTTGCGCCAGCTTCGACCTTCAAAGCAGAACACCACATGCCGACCCTTGCGCTCTTTCCATTGTTTAAGAACAGCAGAAAGAATAATATGATAACTCATAGCAACCCGTTCCTCAGGATCACCAGTACGGATCACATGACGGGCACGGAAGAAAAGATTAGCGGCATCAACAATTAAATAGCTCATGTAGTTATTGTAGCAGATGCTACCCTCAAAGTCAAGATTGATTTTTTGTTTTTTCGTTTGTAGCAACACGGCCGCTATCTGCTATAAAATCAGTAGTGGCTTGTCCATCTTGGCCCACATTACGACATAGGTCCGTGAACCAAGCATCTAC